CTAAAGTTTATCCGCATGGTGGAGCAGCACGAACTTATCCCACAGCTGCTCTTCATTCTCAATGTGCGCCGGGTCGTGAATTATCGTGCTGGGGATCGGGCAAACTTTCTGGCAGGTCGGGGTTTCGTAATGGCCCACGCATTCCGTGCAACGATCGGTATCGATCTGGTAGATAGCATCGCCCATGGAGATGGCCTGATTCGGGCACTCCGGCTCGCACATATCGCAGTTGATGCACTTCTTCGTAATTAATAACGCCATTTCAACCTGTTACCAGCCCCACCGGACTAAAAGATATATTCACATTTCGCGCTCAAAACATTGCAAAAGCCTGTATGTTTAACCAGTATTAAGTTTGATTAAATATAATGGATAAAGCAGGGACGTTTCGATGGCGCGCACTTTACCACAAAAGCAGATCATCCCCAATGATACTGCGCCTTTAAGTTTTGTGCTTTGTGTACTTTCAGTACGTGTTATCATTGAACTATTGGTCATGAAAAACACGACGGGGTCGTACTTATGGTACAGAGAGAACAACTGCGCGAAGCTTTTTCCCGCAGGCTGGCGCAGGCCTGCAGCGAAGCAAACCTCGATGAGTTCGGGCGCGGTATGGCGATAGCGCGCGCGCTGGGCGTTTCCTCCAAGGCCGTCAGTAAGTGGCTTAACGCCGAAGCCATCCCCCGGCAGGATAAAATGTACGAGCTGGCAACGTTTCTTCGGGCTGACGCGCTCTGGCTTCAGCACGGCAGTGAAACGGGCTATCAAAGCGAAGGGCGCGAGAATGCGGCCAGCCATGAAGAGGCGGCTATTTATCCTTTCCAGCCGCGCGAAGAGCAGGGCTTTCGCATCGACGTGCTGGACATTGAGGCCAGCGCGGGGCCGGGGCGACTGGTCTCCAGCGAAGTCACCGAAACTATCAACCACATCGTTTACGACAGCCAGGAAGCGCTGGAGCTGTTCGGCCACCGGCCGGCTTCAACGATAAAAGTCATCACTGTCACCGGTGACAGCATGTCCGGCACCATTGAACTGGGTGACTATATCTTTGTGGATATTGGCAAAGACTACTTCGATGGCGATGGCATCTACGTGTTCCTCTATAAGGGACAATTGCTGGTGAAGCGCCTGCAGATGACCCATGACTGCCTGCTGGTGCGATCGGACAACCCCAAATATGCTGACTGGCGCATTAGCGAAGAGAACGAACAGCACCTCAAAATTATTGGCCGAGTGATGTACAGCCATTCAATTCGCCGCCACGCCTGAGATAGCTCATCCTCAAGCTCCAGCCTCAGTCACTTACCCAAGTATGCTCCTGAGGCTGGATCCCTTGCCGCCTTACCGCAACTCGAATGCTAACCCATCTAAAAATAATCTTATAAATCAATAATTAATCATCAATACGATCTTTTTTTAAATAATTCGTACTTTTGGTTCTTGACGTAATTGTACTATTGGTTCAATATCAATTCATCGGCAGGACGCACCGACTCACAAGGCAAGTGAACGCTCCTTAACATCAGGCCCTGAAAAAGGGCACATACACCAAAGCAAGAAGCTTTGGGATATCAGAGAGATATCACCAAAGTTGATTGACAGGAGGTTGTATGGACGCACAGGCACGTCGCCGCCAGCGCCGCGAAGCTAAACAGGCCGTCTGGAAAGCTGCCAACCCGCTGTTAGTCGGGGTAAGAGCGAAACCTGAGGCACGGCTTATTCTCTCGCTGGTTCGTAAACCCAGGTCTCGCCCCGACAAGGCCCTGGAGGTGATTAACATTTATGGTCTGCAAATCATTCAGCAGGCAGAGCATTATCAACGACTGCGCCAGAAGTTAGACGCCAGGAAAAAAAGCGTTTATCAGGCCACGCCTCGCAGCGAATCCGGCTTACCGGCAGCGACCGGGAAGCAAACCCGACGCGGAAAACCTGTTCCGCTGATTTAACGCCATACCGCTTCTTTATCCCAACGGCAGTTCGACCCCTCAACCGAAGGTTCTTCCATGAACGACCAACCCGCAAATCTGGTCACGCAGTCTTTTGCGTGGCTGGCGGCGCTTGCCGCCGGTCTGGGTATCACGACACAGGATATGGTCTACATGATATTCGGACTGCTTAGCGTACTGATTTCACTGGCTTCGTGGCTGGGCGGCAGGCTGGATGCCCATCGACAGCATCTCGAAGATCAAAAGCGCACCCGCATCCTCCAGACGCTGGTGGATGACTTGCAAACCTTAAACCGAGCCGAGCAGATTGAGATTATCAGGGCAGTCAGCGAGGTACTGAAAAAGGCAGGTAACTAGTGGCTCTTTCTCCCGGACTCAGAAAAACATTACTCGGATTGTCAGGGGCGGGTGCGCTGACGATTGCAGGCACGCTCCTGCCCGAGCTGGAAGGCGTGAGCTACACGCCATATTACGACGTCGCCGGGGTGCTGACCGTCTGTTACGGCCATACCGGTAAAGACATTATTCCCGACAAAACATACACCCTGTCTGAGTGCAGGCGCTGGCTTGACCAGGATCTCGGCCCAGCGGCTCAGGCGGTCTCAAGGGCCGTCACCGTCCCGGTTAGTGAGTACCAACGAGCAGCTTTGATTAGCTTTACCTACAACGTTGGTACAGCCGCTTTTCTGCGCTCTTCCGTGCTCAGGATGTTAAACGCTGGCGAGTACAAACAGGCCTGCGCTGGGCTGAAAAAATGGATCTGGGCGGGTGGGAAGCAGTGGCAGGGGCTTATCAATCGTCGCGAGGTGGAGTACCAGCTTTGTACCTGGCCGGAGCCGGAAGAATGAAGCCGCTGACCTCACTTGTGCTGGCGGCCTTTACGCTGCTCATTGCCAGCAGCTGGTGGTTTCACCAACGCTATGCCGTGCAAAAACAAAGGGCAGAGTTAGCCCTGGAGCAGCTGGCTCAGCAAAAAAATGAGCTGCAAAACCTTGTCCGGCGCCAGCAGGCAATAGCTGACCTGGATATCCACTATAGCGAGGAGTTAACCCATGCCCGGCTCACCATTGAAAACCTGCAGCGTGATGTGGCTGCTGGTACTCAGCGGCTGCGCGTCAGCGCCACCTGCAAAGCAGTGCCTGGCACCGCCGCCGCCGCCAGGCTGGATGATGCAGCCGCCCCCGGACTTACTGACGCCGCTCAACGGGATTATTTCCGTCTCCGGGAGCGAATAGAAACGAGCAACAAGCAGCTGGCGGGGCTGCAGGAGTACATCCGCAATCAGTGCCTGAACTAAGCCTCGAATTTTCGAGGCTTTTTTATTCCTACGTCAAAGAGGTCATTCCTATGTCTACATCCCTGAAGTACCCGATTGTTCTGGTCCACGGTCTGTTCGGTTTCGACAAAATTGGCGGGATCTACCCCTATTTCTACGGCATCAAAGAGGCGCTGGAGAAAGCCGGGGCGAAGGTCTACATCGCCACGATTTCCGCACTGAACAGCAATGAAATGCGCGGCGAGCAGCTGCTGGAATTTATCCGTAAAGTCCTGGCCGAAACGGGTGCGGCAAAAGTTAACCTGATTGGCCACAGTCAGGGGCCTTTGGCCTGTCGTTACGCTGCGGCTACCCACCCTGAACTTATTGCCTCGGTAACCTCCGTGAACGGCGTTAACCATGGCTCCGAAGTGGCAGACCTTGTTCGTCTGGCGCTGAAGCCTGGCCGCCTGCCAGAGTCTATCGCCAATGCTGCTCTGTCGGCTTTCGGCCAGCTGCTTTCCGCTCTGGCGGGGGCACCTCGTCTGCCTCAATCCGGCGTGGATGCTCTGGATGCATTGACCAGCGAAGGCGTTGCCGCCTTTAACAAGAAGTATCCGCAGGGACTGCCTGCGCAGTGGGGCGGCCAGGGCAAAGAGCTGGATAACGGCGTCTACTACTACTCCTGGAGCGGGATTATCGACTACAACCCGCTGAATCAGGGCGCGAACAACCTGGATCCGCTGCATGTCGCCATGCTGGCGTTTTCCATCCTGTTCACCAACGAACGTTTCCAGAACGATGGCCTGGTTGGCCGTTACAGCAGCCATCTGGGCAAGGTGATTGGCTCCGACTATTCGATGGATCACGTCGATGCCATCAACCAGCTTGCCGGCGTGGTGGCCAGCAACAGCGACCCGGTCAAGCTGTACGTCGACCACGTGGCTCGTCTGCAGGCCAAAGGGCTGTAAGCCTTATCTGAACCGCCTTTGGGCGGTTTTTCTTTGGAGAAATCAATGAATGACACCACGCGTCCGGGCTTTCTGACGCCGATGGGGGCATCGCCACACTACGACGATGCACTTGATGTCGATCTTACCGGCTGGATTGTCGGCGTATCAGGCCTGCCGCCGGAAATGGTGATGGCGAAGTGGAGCGATCCACCACCTGCCACGCCTGAGGCCGGCATTACCTGGTGTGACTTTTTTACCAACGTGAAGCAGGCGGAAGCGTCTTTCTTCCACTCGCAGGACAGCGATCAAAGCGTACTTCAGAGCACCGAGTCCGTGGACGTGACCTGTGGCTTTTATGGCCCCGGCGCTCAGGCCGTTGCCGCGCTTTTTCGTGATGGCCTGAACGTGCCGCAAAACAACGCCGAGCTTAACCGACTGGGCCTGACGTTTTTGCAGTGCGGCGACATTACGCCGGACCCTGAATTTATCAATAACCAGTGGCTACGCCGCTACACCCTCACCGTGGCGCTAAAGCGCAGTATTGCCCGGCGCTACGGTATTCGTTCCATCCTTTCATCCGCAGTAAAAATCATTGGAGAGTAAGCTATGTCACAGGGTTTACCTGTATCTAACATTGTCAGCGTGACAGTGAATATGGCGCCGCGTGCGGCGCAGTCCCGTAACTATGGTGCGCTGCTGGTCGTAGGCGCGAGCAACGTTATTGACGCCAAAGAGCGTATGCGAGCTTATTCCAGCCTGAGCGGCGTAGCCGCCGATTTTGGTCTGGAAGCGCCGGAATACAAAGCCGCCAGCCTCTACTACCAGCAGTCCCCGCAGCCTGCCGACCTGTATATCGGGCGCTGGGTTAAAGAAGGCGGCGAGGGCAAAGCCGGAGAAACCATCGCCGAATGCGTCTCCGCGCTGAGTGCGCACTCGACCGACTGGTATGGTCTGGTGATTGCCGACGATACCCTTACCGATGAAGGCGTGCTGGCCGTGGCGGCGGTTATTGAAGGCGACGGCGTTTCCCGTATCTTTGGTCATACTTCCGCCAGCGCTAAAGTGTTGGATGCTAACGACAGCACCGATGTCTTCAGCAAGCTGAAAGCGGCTAAGTTCGCCCGCACTTTTGGTCAGTACTCCAGCGCCACGCCGTTTGCGGCAGCCTCCCTGTTTGGCCGCGCGTTTACCGTAAACTTCAACGGCAATAACACCACCATTACCCTGAAATTCAAGCAGGAACCGGGGATTACCGCAGAAACGCTGACCCAAACGCAAATCAATGCTCTTTCCGCGAAAAATGCCAACGTCTTTGTGAATTACAACAACGATACCGCCATTATTCAGGAAGGCGTAATGAGCAACGGCAGCTTCATCGATGAGCGCCACGGCCTGGACTGGCTGCAAAACTATGTGCAGACCAACCTCTATAACCTGCTTTACACCAGCACCACAAAAATCCCGCAAACCGATGCCGGTGTTACCCGTCTGCTGAGCAACGTTGAGCACTCCATGGCGCAGGCGGTCACCAATGGTCTGGTCGCACCGGGTGTCTGGAATGGCGCCGATATTGGCCAACTGGCCTCCGGCGACACGCTGACCAAAGGCTACTACGTTTACGCCCCAGCTGTAGCGACTCAGGCGCAGTCAGACCGCGAGGCGCGTAAGGCGCCAGTGATTCAGGTGGCCTGCAAACTGGCGGGTGCCGTGCACTTCGCTGACGTCGAAATCAATGTTGTTCGTTAAGGAGATTTAAATGGGTACTTATTCTTTTATGGATGTGACGGCTTCTCTTGTGGGGCCAACCGGCGTGATTGATTTGGGCGCGGGCAGTGCGAACGGTGATGCCGGGATCAAAGTGGAAATGGCTGGCACAAAAAACACGATGACCGTCGGCATAGACGGTGAGGTGATGCATAACCTCTCTCCGGCTAAAAACGGTTCGATCACCGTGACGCTGATGAAAACTTCCCCGGTGAATAAAAAGCTGATGCAGGCCTACAACGCCCAAACCCTCTCTTCGGCCCTGTGGGGTAAGAACACGATTGTGGTGCGCAACACTTCCTCCGGCGATTTGGTTTCGGCCAGCAGTGTGGCGTTTTCTCAGCTTCCAGCGAACAGCAATGGCAAAGATGCTGGCACCATGGACTGGAAGTTTGACTGCGGCAAAATCGATCAGCTGCTCGGGGAGTTCTAAGCCATGGAAATTACCCTGAAAGCGGTGAACTACCGCATTGGCAAGCTCGGCGTTTTCGAGCAACTTAGCGTTGCGCGGAAGCTACTGCCGGTTCTGGCTGGCGTTGTGGGTGATTTTCGCAGCTTGCAGGGTAAGGAGGGCGGAAACGCCCTCGAAACCGTGCTGCCAAAAATTGCCCGCACCCTTGCCGACCTCAGCGAGGAAGATTGCAACACCATTCTGTATCCGTGCCTCTCGGTCGTGGCGCGCGAACACATGAAGGGCTGGGTGCCGGTCTTTAGTCAGGGCGCATTGTCCTTTGACGATATCGACCTGATGACGCTGCTGCAGCTGGTGGCCCGGGTGGTGGCCGACTCGCTGGGAAATTTTTTGCAAGAACTCCCCGGGAGCGAAAACCCGGCCCCGCCAGCGGCCTGAGGCTGGAGGCGCTGCCGGGCGGGGAAGATTACATTCTTCGCCCGGCGGAGGTCTTCGGCCTCAGCTGGCTGGATCTGAAAAGCGGCGCGGTGGATCTCAACGACATTGCGCTGATGAATGATTACCTTGAGATGCAGGCCGAGAATAAGGCCTGTATCACACGCTGGAGAGAGGAAAATGAGCGCTAGCACACAGCTTGTTCCTTACGTCCCGATCCCAGATTTTTTTTATCAAGAAGACCTTAGCTCGCGAATCAACGCCGCTTTTGGGGAACTGGATAAAACGCTGAAAAAGGGAAAAGAAGAGGCGGCAAAAGTTGATTTTGAAAAACTGGCTAAAAGTTTCGAAAACTTCAGTAATCAGCTGCTTTCTCCGCTAACTAAAGCGGGATCCTGGTTTGAAAAGCGGCTGTCTGGCATCGAGAAGGATGCACAGGCAGCTCAATCTCTGAACGCCGATTTAGAGGCTTACAAGGCACTGCAATACGGTGCCAGTCAGTCAGGGGCGGACATTGGTGCGCTGCAAAAGTCGATTAAAAGCGTCAGTGAGTATGTGAACGGTGACTCGCTGCACGAGAGCCTGTTGAAAAGTCTCGGCGTAAAAACGCATGATGACGCTGGCTTAAAGCGGGATAACGCAGATATTTTCACGCAGGTTGCCCGTTCTTTGGGCACAGTGAACAGAGACAGCGCCGATTTCTATGCATTGAATCTGGGGATTGATGACGACACGCTGCATGCGATGCAGCGCGGATTAGGCCAGTTTGCCGAAGAGTATCAGGACTTGTCCCTCCGCATAGGCGGAAGCGCAGAGCAAAGCGCCGACCAGTCCGAAAAATTTATGCAGTCCTGGCGTAAAGCGGACTCCGTGTTTGATTTGTTAGTAGCAAAATCAGGCGGCGATCTGGCCGAAAAATTGGCTGAGCCCGTTGAGAGACTGGCCGAAAAAATGCTGGTTAAAGCGCCACAAATTGAACGCGTGTTGGACAAAATTGGCGCCGTCGTTGAACAGTTTGCTGACATTTTCGTTGATGCACTGAGCGGCACCATCGACTGGGTTACCGACGTGATGGCCTGGTGGGATCGCCTTGACGAAGGTTCTCAGGGGCTAATCGGTGGTTTAGCGTGGCTTACCGCGGCCTGGCTGGTTCTGAACAGCGCATTTCTCGCTTCCCCTGTCGGGATTATCCTCTGGCTGGCTGCGGCCATTGGCCTGCTTTATAACGACTACCAGAAATGGAAAGCTGGGCAAGAGAGCTTTATTGACTGGGGAGAGTGGGGACCGGTTATTGAAATGGCTGCGGACACGATCGGTAGCCTCGCGAAAACCATAAAAGATCTTATTGTTGATATTGGCAGCCTACTGGGCATCGATTTTAGCAAGTGGTCTATCAGCACCATCTTTAAGGGGCTTCTGGACAACTTTAATCAGTTAGGCGCCACGCTAAGACTGATTGGGAGTCTGATCAATGCGCTAAAAGAGGGGAACTGGGCAGAAGCAGCCAATATCGGAAAGTCATTGGTAGCAAACGGTCTGTTCCAGACGCCGGCGACCAAAATTGCGGATGGCGCAGCAGGCATTATTAAAGAGAAGCTCTCTAAGGGATGGCACACATTCCAGGGCTGGCTTGCTGGAGATGAAGAAAAAGGCTCTGGCGGTAAGTTATCCAATGCTGTCAATAATCTCAGTCAACCCGATCCTGTCTCAATGTTGCTTCCGGCGTGGGGGGCCAACAATGAACGCCTGGCGACTTCGGGAGATTTTTCCACGGCGAACAACAGCACTACGCATTCACCCACGATTAACAGTAATACCCATATCGTCGTGAATGGCGTCTCTGAACCTCGTCTGGCGGCGACCGAGACATCTCAGCGCTTGTTCAATGTTCATTCTCAGCTGGCGCAGCAGTATGACAGGAGGATGAGCTAATGGATATTTTTGGTGCTTACTTTCAGCCACGCACGAGCTTCTCCGGTTTTCTGGTGCCGGATGTGGTGATCAACGAACTCCACACGGACACGCTAAAAATTGCTTCTCATCCCGTCGAGTTTGGCCCGAATATCAGCGACCATGCCTGGGCAGAGCCCGGTGAGGTAACGATTGATTGCTTCTTTAAAGCCGGTGGTTCGATGGTCGATTTTACCAATACGATCGACATCAGCCCCAGACTCAACGCGGGCGCCAGTCCGGCACAGATTTACCAGCAGTTGCTTGATCTACAGACCAAAGCAGAACCCTTTAGGGTCATCACCCGCCGCCGCTCCTACGACAATATGCTGATCAAAACGTTGACGGTGACGACCGGCGTCAAATCGGAAAACATTCTTGGCTGCAAACTGGTGTTGACCGAAGTATTGATGACGGCCACGGAAGCACGCCCTGCGCCGCCTAAAACGGCGATGGATGAAGGGGTAACGACGGCTTCGGTCGGTGATAAGGGCGAAAAAGTGGTTACCACTCCCATGGGGGCGGGAAAAATTACGCCACTTCAGCCTGATAAAAAATGAGGAGAGACGATGTCAATTGCAGAAATTCCCCTCAGCGCGGATAACCAGGTCTTTACGATCCAACTTGCCGGACAGACCCTGCGCATGCGGCTGCTTTATCGGGATGTTGCCGGCTGGGTCCTGGATATTCTCGATGCTGACAATCAGCCTGTTGTGAACGGGATCCCGCTGGTGGCCGGTGCCGATTTATTGGTGCCATATAGCTGGCTTGGTTTTGGCGGAGGGCTATGGGTTGGCTGTGATAATGAGGCTCAGGATTACCCGAGCAAAACCGATCTCGGGCGCGGTAGCCATCTTTACTTCGTGACGGCAGATTAAGGAGGGGAGATGAATCAAAACTGGTCTCGCCACTTTGAGCTCCAGCTGCTGAAGGAAGACGGCAGCGGCATTGCGCTCTCTGGTTTTAAGGTGACGTTTAAAATCGACTGGCATGCCGGCAGCTCACCCAAAACGGCCGAGGTGAAAATCTACAACCTCTCGCCGGACAATGTGAATCGTATTGCTCAGAAGGAGTACAGCAAAATCCGGCTGATTGCGGGCTACAACGGATTAGAACCGGTGGTAAGCAATAGTGAAGTGGGGAAAATCCGGGTTGTTGAACCTGTCGAGTGGGGGCCGCGCGACGGCATGAACTTTGGGGTGATCTTCAGCGGCGACATTCGCATCTGGATGACGGGGCGAGAGGATACCCCTGATGACTGGATTATAATTCAGGCCATTGATGGCCATGAGGCGCTAATGTCCGCCGTGCTTAGCGCCACGCTTGCTAAAGGCTACACGGTATATGACATGTACCAGTTTGCGGCAGGGGCGCTGAAACCTTTTGGCATTCTGCCCGGTAGGCTGCCGCCTTTTCCCGAAACAAAGTTTCCCAGAGGGTATACCTTCCACGGCAAGGTTAGCAGTTATCTCGATCAAATCGGAAAGCTGTGCAAGGCCACCTGGAAGTTGTCGAATGACAGACTGGACTATTTCAACGCGACTGAAAAAGCACACCCGCCGGTGAGTCTTAACAGCCAGAGTGGCCTGATTGGACGGCCGCAAACATCAACCAATGCTGGCGTAACCCTGAAATGCCTGATTAATCCCACAATCCTGCTCCACGGTCAGGTGCAGTTAGATCAAAACACGCTCTATAAGCCTGAGCTGCTTGCTAAGGATGACTATATTCGCCCCTCGCCGGACGGCGTGTACGACATTTATGGCATTACCTACAACGGGGATACCCGTGGGGATCAATGGTATATGACCATGATGTGCTTCCCGGCAGGCCAGCAAGTTAATGATGTGGAAGAGGCGTGGAAAAAACATTCCGCCTCTAATAAATAAAAGCCAGACCCGCCTTTGCGGGTTTTTTTATCCCTGGAGGAATCATGGCTCTGACGACTTCGGCTCTCAGCGGTGAGCTGGCCGATACGCTTGCGTCCAGCCGGGCCGCATTAAGCAACGATCTTCGGGTCGCGTTACCCGGCATCATTCAGTCTTTTGATCCGCTATCAGTGACCTGTGAAGTGGCACCGGCTATCCGGGGCGCGAAGGCGAGCCGCGATGGCACAATTGCTTCAGTCGCCTATCCGCTGCTGGTGGATGTGCCGGTTGTTTTCCCGCATGGCGGAGGGTGCTCGCTGACGTTTCCGCTTAAAGCGGGAGACGAATGCCTGGTTATTTTCGCCGATCGCGCCATCGACTTTTGGTGGCAAAGCGGAGGCATTCAGGAGCCGGTCGATGCCCGTCAGCACTCGTTGTCGGATGCCTTCGTGCTGCCTGGCCCTCAGTCACAGGCGAAAAAAATCAGCGGCATCAGCACTTCGGCGGTTCAGCTACGCAGCGAAGACGGCAAAGCCTTTGTTGAGCTGGATCCTAGCAGCCACAGCATCATGCTCGCTACGCCGGGAAAACTTACCGCGACGGCGGCCAGCATTGACCTTACCGGTGAGGTCAATATCAAAGGCAACGTGACCGTGAGCGGAGATGTTACTGCCAGCGGGATAAGCCTGACGAAGCACCGCCACGGCGGCGTGCAGTCCGGCGGTGCGAACACGGGAGGTCCGGTATGAAATACCGCAGAGAGAGCAGCGACGGAGATTACACCTTTGGTCAGGGAGAAAACACCTTCCTGGAAAACTCGCCGGAGTGCGTGGCTCAGGCGGTGAGTACCCGGCTCAAGCTATGGCAGGGTGAGTGGTTTCTGGATAACCGGACCGGCACACCTTACCGCCAGTCCGTTCTTGGCAAACAGCAGGATGACACCTGGGTATTAATGCTGATTGACCGCGCCAGCCAGACCATGGGCGTTAAGTCCGTGCTGGATGTCACCGCCGCGCGCACTGAAAAACGCACCGTAACCTTCACCGCCACCATCGACACCGTTTACGGTCCTACCACTTTAAACAGCGAGGCATAAATGGCCCTCAATTCTGAAACGCTGGGGTTATCGGCAACGGTAACGGCCCAGGGGATAACCGCGCCTGATTATCAAAGCCTGTTAGGGACTTTGATGGATGCGTTCAGGCAAATCTACGGCACCGATGCGTACCTGGAGCCGGACAGCAAAGACGGGCAGCTCATCTCGCTGGTGGCGCTGGCCATTCATGACGCTAACAATGCGGCGATTGCTTCTTACAACAGCTTTTCGCCTGTGACGGCAATGGGGCGGGCGTTATCTAGCAACGTTAAGATCAACGGTATTGTCAGGCGAGCAGCGACCTTCTCGACGGTCGATCTACTGCTAACGGGCATCCCCGGTACGACCATAACTCGCGGCTCTGTCAGAGATGACAGCGGCGTGACGTGGTTTTTGCCTGAGGGAGTGTCGATTGGTGTTGATGGATCGGTAATCGCCACCGCAACCTGCGCCAGCAGTGGCGTAATGGCGGCACCTGCGGGGTCCATCACCATCATGGGCACTCCAACGCGTGGCTGGACTGCGGTCACGAACCCTCAGGCCGCTACGTCAGGTGTTGCTGCGGAAACCGATGCCGAATTACGCATCCGGCAGTCGCAGAGCGTTGCCTTGCCTGCGCTCACGCCGTTCGAGGCGGTCGAGGGAGCAATTGCCAATATAGCAGGCGTTACCCGGCATAAGCTCTACGAAAATGATACCGGTGCTATCAACGCCAATGGCCTGCCTCCGCATGCCATCGCTGCGATTGTGGACGGCGGGGATGTGACGGAAATTGCTCAGACGATCAGGGGCAAAAAAGGCCAGGGCGTCGCCACCTTTGGCTCGACGTCCATTGTGGTGCCCGATCTCTACGGCAATCCCCACAGCATTGCTTTCTCTCGGTCCGGCAATGTGCCGATTTACGTCGACATCGTGCTGAAAGTGTTCACCGGCTATACGTCGCAAATCGGCGAGCAGATGAAGCAGGCGATTGCCGACTATATCAACGGGCTGGGGATTGGCGACAGCGTGCTGCTGAGCCGCATTTACTCACCGGCCAACCTGGGCGTAGTCAGCGGCGGGAAAGCGCGTTATTACGACATCTCCGACTTGCTGATCGGTAAATCTACCTCTGCGGTCGCGGCGGCTAACGTCAATATCGGCTACAGCGAAGCTGCCTCCTGCAGCGTGGACAACATCAATATCACGGTGAGCTCATGAGTAAATATACCGGGCGCATCACCAGCTACCACGCCAGTAAACCCCTGTTTTTTGCCCACGTGGATCTGAGTACCCGTCCTTTCACTGAGACCGCAATGACCACCGAAAGCCTGATCGATGCGTTTGATATCGACACTGCGGTTGGGGTTCAGCTTGATGCGCTGGGGCAGTGGATTGGGCGAAGCCGCATCGTTAGCCAGCCGATTTCCGGCGTCTATTTTAGCTGGGACACCGACGGGCTGGGTTACGACCAGGGCGTGTGGCAGGGGCCTTACGATCCCGATGCAGGCTACACCTCACTGAGCGATGAAACCTACCGCATCATCCTCAAGGCAAAAATCGCGATGAACAACTGGGACGGGCAGAACGACACGCTGCCCGCGATTCTGGACGCCGCCACGGCAGGCGCGGGGCTGCGAATGCAAATCGTCGACAACCAGGACATGACCATTTCTATCTGGGTGCTGCCGGAAACGGACATTGCTGACGTGTCCCTCGAGCTTCTCGCAGCCATCAAACAGGGCTACCTGACGGTGAAAGCCGCCGGCGTTTGGGCCGGAGACATTCAGACGCCTTCGGTAGAAGCGCCGTCGCAGGGTGGCAAATTCTTTGGGTTTGATATCAACAATCACTATATCGCCGGTTTTGACGACGGCGCATGGGAGAGGAAACTTTAATGGCTACAAATCAGTTTAAACCTTTTGCAACCAGGCCTGACGCCAACGTCACGCCGCAAAATGAATGGGAAAATTTGCCCGCGCTGTTAAGCGGCTTTGCCGGCGGTAAAGCCAGCAGCGCTCAGGTGAACAAAGCGCTGCGCCAGACGTCATTTATTGCCGCCGCGCTGGCCCAGTTCGTGAGCGATAAAAGCGGGCAGGACGTGCTGGACGACGGTGATATCACCGCCTTCCTGGCGAAGCTTACTTCAGGTTTTGGTAACCAATATCTCAGCCGCCAGAATCCGTTTGCGGATATTAAGGCCGACGGTGCCGCCGCGATTTCTTCGGCTCTCGCAAACCTTGGTTTGGGGGAAGGATCGGCTTTGCCGGTTGGTGTGCCTGTTCCGTGGGCGTTGTCTGTAGCGCCGGCAGGATGGTTGAAATGCAATGGCGCAGCGTTTTCAGCGGCTCAATATCCAAAACTTGCACAGGTATATCCCGCGCTTGTATTGCCTGATTTACGTGGGATTTTTATTAGAGGGTTTGATGATGGGAGAAATATTGATCCAGGGAGAAACCTTTTATCATTCGCATCAGATAAATTTAGGTCACATACACATTCATTGTTATTTGGTAATGGTGATGGGGGAGAGGTTCCTGCTGTGCATGAAGCTTTCCGAAAAAGTTCTGCGTTAAGTTATTATGCAGCCGCGGGGAAAAGCGGGCTTTATATAACTCCTGAAGGTGACAATGAAACAGCGCCGTGCAACATCGTCTTTAACTATATTGTAAGGGCAGCATAATGAATGAGGCTAAATTAAATAATGAACAAATATCTCTGGTTGCAGGTGACATTATTATTTATAGCTATGATGAGAAAACCAGAGAATTAATTTTTTCATCCGTTGAATATATTCCTTTAGGTGTTGGAATACCTGCATACTCATGTGTTGAACAGCCGGGTGAAAGTAAAAAAGGTTTTGCCATTTGCCGAAATGCCAATCTTACGGCTTGGGAATATATCCCCGACAACAGGGGGGAAACGGTTTATAGTACGCTTGATGGTGAAAAAATCACTATTTCAAAGCTGGGGGGTTATCCATCAGACACAACGACAATCGCCCCTGCAACAGCCTATGATAAATGGGATGGCGAAAAATGGGTGACGGACATTGACGCAAAGAAAAAAGACGATATTTCTGATGCAGAACTAAAACGGCAAACCTTGTTAAGTGAAGCAAATAATATCACTGCTGACTGGAGAACAGAACTCACCCTGGGTATTATCAGCGATACTGATAAAGAGAAATTAATCGTCTGGATGGAATATATCAAAGCGGCGAAGGCGATAGATACCTCCACCGCGCCAGATATCAAATGGCCTATCGCTCCGAGTCAGTAGCATCAATTAATATGGGCTCGCCGTTTTCATTAACTGCGAGCATCTTTCCTTGGGGCATAGATGATGACGTAAAGAACCAATTATCATCCGACAGCGAAACCGCACCTGTAATATCATGTATACCAGGTAAAGCTTCAGTCATTGTAGTAGAATTGAAGTAACGCATAGTGATCCCTTCATTAATTGGATGGGCAGTGAACTCGCCAGGAAAAACCATATCCTGATGGGCCGCCACTTATAAATTGACAACGAGCTTTAAATCCGCTAGTTGTTATTGTGTTGTCTACAACCATAGAAACATGCAGTTGCTGAACTGATGACCCGAGGTCGAAACTCAAATGTTCAGCCGTGGATATATTCATAGCCACTTTGGGTAAGGTTATAGGAAAAATAACGGTCGCAAGACCATCGACAATAGTGGAATTATAGCCACTCAGCTCAATAGAACCATCTGACCAGATAGTCCAATCGCCATTAACGTTGCTCCCCCGGCTAGTGACAAACTTCGCATTCCCCAAACCAACCTTTAAGAAAATGCACATCCTGCCGCGCCGTGGCATGCTCTCAGCCTTTTGTGAGGCAAAACGTCATGCTGGTAGGCTATGTCAGGGTGTCAACAAATGACCAAAATACTGCGCTGCAGAAAAATGCGCTGGAGTGTGCAGGATGTGAGCTGATTTTTGAGGATAAAATCAGCGGTAAAACGGCGGACAGGCCAGGGTTAAAAAAAGTGCTCAGAACGCTGAGTGAAGGCGATACGCTTGTTGTCTGGAAGCTGGACCGGCTTGGGCGCAGCATGCGCCACCTTGTTTCGCTGATTGAGGAACTGCGTACGCGCGGGATTAACTTCCGTAGCCTGACGGACAGCATTGATACCTCCACGCCGATGGGGCGATTTTTCTTTCACGTGATGGGCGCTTTGGCCGAGATGGAACGCGAGCTTATCGTCGAAAGAACCCGCGCTGGGCTGGCGGCGGCCAGAGCTGAAGGGCGAATTGGCGGGCGTCGGCCTAAACTGTCGGCAACGCAATGGGCACAGGCCGGGAGGCTAATTGCTGCCGGAGAAACAAGGCAGCAGGTGGCGATTATTTACGATGTCGGCGTCTCTACGCTGTATAAAAAATTTCCGGCAAATGCGAAATCCTAA